TTAGCAGTAACTTCTGTTGGAGTAACTGTTTTACCAAGTTCTAATGTTTTATCAGTAACTTCTACTGAGGTTGTATTGATAGAGGTAACAGTACCGTTAACTGTTAAGTTACCACCAATTATCGCATTACCAGTAGATTCTAAAGTTGTAAATTTACCTGAGCTTTGTACAACATCACCGACTGGAGTACCATTTAAGCTAGTTAACGTAACACCACCACCAGCAGAACCAGACATTGTGGCTCCACCTAGATCAATAGTTGATCCTTTTAAGTAGATAGTGCGGAAACGTTTAGCACTAGAACCAAGATCTACAACGTCAGTAGTGTCTGGTAATATATGACCATATACTGTTGTGGTACCTTTTAAGGCTACGTTATTATTAATAGTAGTCGTACCAGTTAATGCACCAATATTTAGGGTAGTAGCGGCTCCAGCAAAATTAACTGTAGTTGCTACAGTATTTAATAAATCAAAACTTGCCCCACCAGCAACAATGCTAGTAGTAATTGTTGGAGCTGTTCCAAATACTACATCACCTGTACCTGTTTTTGTGGTAAGTGCTGCAGCTAAATTAGAGCTAGAAGGAGTAGCTAAGAAAGAGGCAACATTTGCACCTAATCCTGAAATACCTGTTGCAACTGGAAGACCTGTTGCATTTGTAAGTGTAGCACTTGAAGGAGTACCTAATGCACCACCATCAACAAGGAAGGCACCAGCACTACCAGTGTTAATTGCAAGAGCAGTAGCAACACCAGTACCTAAACCTGAGATACCTGTTGCAACTGGAAGACCTGTACCATTTGTAAGTGTAATAGATGAAGGAGTACCTAATGCACCACCAACAACAATCAATCCACCAGCAGCTCCGGTTGCTGCAGCAAGAGCAGTAGCAACACCAGTACCTAAGCCTGAGATACCACTTGAAACTGGTAATCCTGTTGCATTAGTAAGAGTAAGAGTAGTAGGAATACCAAGATTAGGTGTTACTAATACTGGACTATCCGAAAGAACTACTGAACCTGTACCTGTTTTAGTTGATACTCCAGTACCTCCATTAGCTACTGCAAGAGTGCCTGCTAGAGTTAGTGTACCTGTTGAGGTAACTGGTCCACCAGAGAAAGTTAGTCCTGTAGTACCACCACTAGCATCAACGGAAGTTACTCCACTAGCTGCTGCATTACCCCAGGTTACGTTACCTGCACCGTCTGTTTTTAGTACCTGATTTGCCGCACCATCTGTACGTGGTAGTTTAAAAGCATTAGCTATTGAAACTCTACCTGTACCATTAGGACTTAAGTATAAGTCTCCATTAGTATCTGTAGTGCTTAAAGTATTACCATTTAGAGATAAATTATCAACTAATAATTCATCTATCTTTTTATTTGCATCTACAATAATTGCAGCAGATGCTGTAAGTATACCAGGAGTTTGTTTTAATAACTCTGTAAAGTATTTACCACCAATTGCAACTACACTAGCTGCAGCTCCTGCGGTTTCTACTCCTGTACCTATATATAATCTATCACCGCCGTTGGCACTTGTGCCAACGCCCATTGAATAGCCAAGTTCACCTGTTGCAAGCGTGGGTATCGAAGTACTCGTTAGACCACGCTTGATTTTTAAAATAGCAGCCATTTTTATGTCCTTTTAAAATAGCCCACAATCAACCGATTGTAAGTCTAATAGTTTCTTTGTCGTCCACTTGGACGTATTATTGTCATAGATTAGTAGAGAACCCTCGCTTAGTTGACTTTTATCAACATCTGTGGCTTCACTAATTTGTGATAATCCTGTTGCACCTTGGAGACCTGTTGCTCCTTGGTAGCCTGTAGCACCTTGTATGCCTTGTATACCACTAGCACCTGTAGCACCCTGTATACCTTGTATACCACTAGCACCTGTAGCACCTATATAGCCCATTGGGCCTGTTGTACCTTGTGGTCCTGTTGCACCTTGTATACCTTGTATACCTTGCGGACCTGTTGCACCTTGTATACCTTGTATACCTGTTGCACCTTGAGCACCTGTAATACCTTGAGCACCCGATAGATCAGATACATAATTATATGCTGTACCTGTCCATATATATAATCTATTTGTTTCAGCGTCTTCTACTGAGCCTGTATCAACAATGGCAAATTGACCACTTACTATTCCTATAGGATTAGTATCCGCCATTAAAGCTGCTACAGAAATATAAGTCTTAGAAATTGAAAATCCTAGACCTGTATCACCTTTTATACCTGTAGCACCCTGTATACCTTGTATACCTGAAGATCCTGTAGCACCTTGTATACCTTGTATTCCTGAGGCACCAGTAAATCCTGTAATACCTGTTGCACCTTGTATACCTTGTATACCTGTTGCACCTTGCCAACCTTGTGCAACCGCTGTACCAGGAGGACCTTGTGGGCCTTGTGCTCCTGCGGCAATTACTGGCGATAGTACGACGGTTTCTAAAGACACTACCGATTCTGATATATACGAAGCTGTTTCAATAACTTTTCGCGGTATGGCTACTGTTTCAACAACAGGTACAGCAACAGTTTGCAAAACATTATCGGCTACTAATACTATAGTAATATCATTATTTAATACGGTTTCGGTACTATCTGTTTCAATTACTATGTATTCAGTTGTCATCTAGTTACCTCTTTGAATAGTGTTATAACACCACCACAAAATTGAGTAACTTGATTGCCTGCGGACACCAGTTCTAGATCATATACTGCTGATGTAAACGTAAAGCTTGTTGTAGTTGCTGAAGGCATAGTTAAAGTAATAGTTTTTAAAGTATTATCAATTAGTACACCTCCATTGGCAGTAGTTAATTCAGCAATAATTGTTGCACTGTCTATATCTGATCGTATTTGCATTCGACCAGTATAGCCTGTAAGATCAATAGGTTGATTGTACTCTACTACACCACCACTTACATAGGCTTTGTAACTTAAGGAATTTATTGCATTTATGGTAATTGTTGTAGACGTAACCTCTGTAGCAATTTGATAGTTATCATTAGAATTAATTTCCGTCATGCCTAATACATTTGTTACTTTTACTCTCCAATTAGCAGGTACTCCGTGCGCTGCAGTAGTACTAATAACAAGAGGAGCTGCTTGAGTGATCGCAGAGATATTTTTGTAAACTTTTGTAGGGCTTTCCCATCTTAAAACTTCAGAAAACGTACTGCCTTGATAAACTTTAAAATTTATTTTTGCAGGTGTTGTCATCTTTTTACTCCTATACTATTAGGTCCAGACATAAGCATATGCAGTCTGGCAATTTCTTTATTAAGAATAGAAACTTCTAATTGTAGTTTCTGATTCTCTATAGTTAAGTCAGTCAATTGTTGGCTCAAACGAATTAATTCTGTTTGTAGATTTCCAATTTCAGTAGAAAGAGCAGTATTTTGTTGACTCATACGAGCTAACTCTTCTTGCATCATTTTTACTAGGGCTGACTCTGCTGCGTTATTTCTCCAGGCTTTAAGCAGTTGTTGTATGCCAAATGAGATACTTATTAGAGTAAATCCTAGACCCACAAGTATGCCTGAACCAGTATTAAAATCATTTGGTTCCATTTTTGGCGCTTCCTTTAATGTAATTTAAGCGTAAATTCTACACGCCTCTATAATTTTGTTCTATTATACCACGTCGGGCTATTAGTGTCAAGATAAAAAAATTCCCGCCCCCTAAAAATAAGGAACGGGAATTTGGTTTAAATCCACATTTCTGTGATAGTAGTGCCTGTGCCGGTACCAATAGTCTGAGTAAAAGGATATATGTTATTTACAGGTATTACTTTATTTGCCTGATTAACCATATCTGCTACACCTGAATTATATACTGCACCTTCAAACGGAGTTAACCAGTTTGTTACAGCTCCAGTAAATGTTCTTGCGGTACCTGTTAAATCACTAAAAGCACTACCGAAGGTAGGGTCAACCAGTAAAGCGGTACCGGTAGTAATAGCAATACTTGGATTATTATATATATTTGCTGCTTGAGTAGCTGCCGGAGGTAAAGTAACTGTTGTAGTAAAAGCAGAAGTATATACTGCAGTTGTAGTATTAATTCTTAAACCGTCAACATAGCCTTGTAAAAGACCAAAACTACCTATTACAGCTCTAGTACTATCTGCTGCTCCTATAACTAAAGTAGTAGTACCCGCAATAATATCTCCGCCAACAGTACCGCTTAAGTAAAATTCTCCGTTAACGTATAAAGTCCAAGTAGAAGTACTTTGCCTAACTATAGCAATATGATTCCAAGTACCTGGTGAGATACCTTTTGTACTTGTTAATGACAATCCCCATGATCCACCAACTGAGGCTGAAGATACTTGTAAGGTTAAATATCCAAGGCTGTCAAAATATAAAAGCAACCAATTAGGAGGATTTGTACTGGTATTATCACGTTTTGCAATAACAGGAATAAGTGTACCAGAAACTGGAAGAGAGTCTGTTCGTAACCACATTTCTATTGTGCTATTAGCTCCAAGATTTATAGTATTGGTAGCATCTGTGATTGTTAAACCCTGAGTTATTCTAGCAGAACCTCCTGAAAAAGTTGGTCCTCTAAAATTAATTTGTTCAATAGGTTTAATTGGAGTTACTGGTATATCTGAATGGGTTTGGGTCAATGCTACAAACATGGGATTATTTGCAATCATTGTGGTAAATGTAATTGGATTTACTGGTATATTTGAATGGGTTTGAGTAACATAAGGTTCAAAATTAGTTATAACAGCCATCTACTTACTCCTTAGGTACAGCTATAGCAAGTCTACTAACTGTAGGTCCCATATTTGTTGGCCATAATACATAAGTTTTTGCATTGTATGTTAAAGTATCACCTGGAGCATAATCACCATTAAATATATAAAAACCTGATTGCTCAGATATATTTCCACCACCCCAACATGAGTAACTACTTGCAGTCCAGGTTAATGGTAAAAAGGCAAAAGCCATAGCTGTATTTGAAGCATTAGCTACTTTTTCACCTGCTGTTTTACTAAATGCCTGACGAACACTATAACCTGCTTCTCTTGATGTTGTACTCTGTGCACTGTAACTTAAAGCTCTGGCTTCTGAGGTTCTTATACCACCTAATCCATGACAAACTTGTCTATTAAATTCTCTAGTAAAACCACCAGTAGTGTCAGTCGTTTTATAATTTATTATATTAAATACTTTTAAGAAATTATAATATGGTCCAGCAAATGCACCTGCATTTGGTGATATATTACAAACGGCATCATAATTAACACTACTTTGAAATATTCCTGAGTAAGTACCTGTCATTCTTGCACCGGCTACAGGTATAATTGCATTTGCTGCAGTGTTCCAGTGATCTAATCGGGTATACTGCCAGGCACCTAGTCCTGCTAGGCTACTATTACCACTACCATTATAAACACCTGACCAACCTATTCCTGTTGCTCCACCTGTTACACTAATTCCCCATAGAAAACATTTATCTGTTATAAATACATGTAAAGCTCGCCAGGTTGATTGACCTGCTATAGCTAGTTGTGAACCATAGTCACTGCTACTATTAACAAGGCTTAATATAGTACCACCAGCTGTGGCATTGTTTAAACTTTGAGTCTGCGCTAGTTGACTACTGCTTATTGTACCACCAGTTAAACCATTACCCATAAAAGTGTTTGGAGCTGAATTTGCTGAAATAGTTTGATTTACTTGATAGTAGTACTTAGTACTAGCAGAATCATAAACTGACTGCTCTAGTGTAAAATTTATAGTATTAGCTATAGCAGGTTTTGCTATATGTGCTACGGTTGTACTTAGTCCTACTGTACGAATTATCTCACTATTAGCGGAATCAAATCCAGCTCCAACTTCTAAGTTACCACTTGTAAAAGCAGTTTGTAAAGTTGCAGCACTAGTAATTGAAGGCGTATTTATAATATACGCAAGTGCTCTAAATAACGCTTCTAGTGTCTTATCTGAAGTATAAATTAATTTTATATACATGATTACTCCCTTGGCACTGCTAGTGCAATTCTTTCAGTATGTGAAAAACATCCTGGCCATAGAACATAAGTTTTTGTACCTGATGTTAATATATCTCCTGGAAAATAATCTCCATTAAACCAAAATACACCTGTTTTATCTGATATGTTACCACCATTACTATTATAAAAACTATTAGCCCAAGTAAGAGGTAATAAAGCATAACTAGTAGATTTTAAATCACTTGAAAGATATCTAACACCTGCTGATCTACATAATGGAACTCCGATATTAGCATAGGTACCAATACTAGCAGTAGCAGATGCTACACTTGGGTCAGTACTACTTTCACATAGTCCGTATACATCGTTAAATCTATTACCGCAACCAAAATTAACTGCACCACCAGTTGTACCACCAACAACGTAAGGCTGTGTAGTATTTGTACTACTATAACCATTATTTAATTGTCTATCTGCAACAAGAGCAGCTCCTCCTATAGCAGCAGTACTTCCAGCATTTTGCAGAGTTGATACCTGATTTAAACTAGCTAAAAATCCACCACCTATTCCATTTGGGCTTCCTTGTTGAGAGCACACAAAGGGTGGTATTCCATTTGCTGCAGTATTCCAAGGGTCTATTCTTGTATAAGCACCAACAAAATGTATACCTCTATAATAAGAAAGGTTTGCTAAATTTGTGCCTGCGGGAAATCCGTTTGGATATTTAACAGCTGCTCCAGTAAAACTTAACATAAAACAATTATCAGTTATATACATAATTGCGCCAGTCATATTTGAGCTAGTATAATTGGCATCGTATAAGTTCCCAAATGACACACCTGGAGCTTGATTTAACAGTGTTGGATAAGTACCTGTACCACTGGTTGCTGCACTGTTTACAGAAAAAACCCCTATACCTTCACTTGTTATAGAACTTATTGAAGTACCTGTGGTATTCCAATAATGAAAAATAAGAGGATTATTGGTAGTACTTACACTAGCAGCATTAAGATCTGCCATTTCTGCTACGTGTTTATGATTAGCAGTATTATCGTAACCACTTAGTTCTACTGCCCATCTAAAAGAATAAAGTGAGCTTGTTGGCTTGTGATAAACAGATTTTGTATTTGCAGTAAGTGCAGTTATACCTGTACCACTATTCCATATAGCACTATTAGTACCATCTATCAAATTACCTAAAGTTGAATTTACTCCAGCTATATAGGTCTGTAAGTTAGTGCCTGTAGCAGGTCTTTGGTTAATTAAATAATCCAATATTTTGAACGTATTCCAGGGAGCAGTTCCTGTATTAAAAATTAATTTTACAAACATATTAGGCCTCTGCTATGGTATTAGTAGGTTCTACGACAACATCAGGTACATCTTCTGTATACTCAGCTACTAGTACTTCGCCTGGAAAATCTGACTTAATAGAACCACCTTTTTTAAACATAACATACCAGCTAGTTTGATCTGTAGAGTTTAGTTTTAATTCTTGGCAATCTATAAGATACTCTGAAATTAAATTACAAAAATCTTGTAAAGTATAACACTTTTCTGTTGGTGTTATGAGTAAATATTCCCAATCACTACGAGTTAGGTGGTAATCTGGGAAATTTAAATGCTGGACAATTGATTTATAGTTCATGTTATTTTATCCGTAAACAAAGCTCATATTAAGATTTGCTGCAGAAGTTCCTGCGGCAGTAATATCTATTGTTAAAAAATCGTTAGCTGCAAGAGCAATACTAACATTAGAAGTAGTGATTGTACTACTGGCTGCAATTGTAATAACCTGTACTGAAATACCGTTCTTTTTAACATCTAAGGTAGTACTTGTAGAACCTGCTGTTTGAAGAATACTAACTATTTTAGTAAGAGTAGCCGCATTAGCAAGATAAAAACGTAAAGTACCTGTATTGATTGCTAAATTACCAGAATACAAGTAATTTTTAGTAATATTACCAGTTGGTCCTGTAGCACCTTGAACTCCCGATCCTGTAGCACCTGTTAATCCTGAAGCACCTGTAGCACCTATAGTACCTGTAGAACCTGTAAGTCCTGATCCTGTACTACCTGTTAATCCTGAAGCACCTGTAGCACCTATAGTACCTGTAGCCCCTGAAGCACCTGTAGCTCCTGCTCCTGTTGATCCTTGAGCACCTGTGGCTCCTTGAAATCCTGTTGCCCCTGAGGCACCTGTAGCACCTGGTCCAGTAGCACCTGTAAATCCTGAAGCTCCTGTGGCACCCGTAAATCCTGTAACGCCTGAGGCACCTGTAGCACCTTGATATCCTGTAGCACCTGAAGCCCCAGTAGCGCCTTGCCCTGTAGCTCCTTGATAACCTTCAAATCCTTGAGTACCTGTAGCACCAGGTTGCCCGTTAGTACCATTAAAACCGGTAGCACCTTGAATACCTGTAGCACCAGGTGGACCTCCTGAAGGACCTGTAGCACCAGTAGCACCTACTCCACCGCCTACAACATTAAGAGTACCATTTGCACCTGTAATTCCGGTTACTGTGCCTGAAGCATAGTTAGTACCACCTTTAGTTATAGAAGTTACTAGTCCCGCTATAGGAGTTGTACCCCCAGCTGCTCTAAAAGTTATACTAGTAGAACTAGGTACAGAAAGTACAGTATAAGTACCTCCTGTGCCTATACTACCTACATTATTAACCGCTGTTATTACATCATTAACGGCTAAACCTGTGGTGGAACCTATACCTGTTATTGTTGCAGTCCAAGGGCTAGTATATGTGTAAGATAGTCCTGCACCTACTCTAACTCCGCCTAGGGTTGTTGCACTTGCATCTGGTAGTGTATAGTAATAAATACTTAAACTACCAGAACTTACCCATGCTTCTCCATTCCAAGCCCAGGCTTGTCCACCTGTTGTGGTAGTTTGGTAAAGTGTGGGATTATCTGGAAAAGAAAGTGGCATATATTACTCCAATGGGTTAACAGGCCATACAACAGTAGTTAAACTAGTATATGTTTGTGTTATATCTCTTAATGCCTGTCTGTAAACTAAAACTTCTTGAAACTTTTCTTGTGTTAAAGTTGGTGTTAAGTTTAATAGTTGTTCTTCTTGTTGGCGCTGTAAAACCCAATCTGTTCTTTGTAACATATTATTTCTAATATCAGCTACAGTTATTTCTCGGGGCTGTGGTTCTTGTGATAAAAGTTCTAACATATAAGCACTTATACGTTCTAAATTATCATCAATCCATACCATTTCTGGTAAGTTACTGCCACTTTCAATAGACGGCGGTGTACCAGATTTTTCTACTACCCAATGACATCTTAAAGGCTCCCAGCTTAGTAAGCCTATTTCAAATGGAAATCCTAGAGTAGTAATAAAATCAACAGCACTAGGAAAAGTTATACTTTTATCACTTAATCTGCAGCTAGCCGTATTATTGTAAGTATCTATATTTATAAAATCATGTGCCATATTAATATAATGTCTTGGTAAGTTGAATAAAACATACTTTTATTTCGTCGGGTTGATATACATTTGATGAAGTTAATGAACCCGTGGGATTAGTAGTTAAAGTATGACTATGAGATACGCTGGTACTAGTATGCTGATTACTAGTTGGATAACCAACTCTACTAGTTTGAGTGGCTGTAATATGACTATGTGTCCAGCTTTCAGTACTTAGACCACCTGAGCTTACACTAGAAGAGTAAGCTGTACTCGTATCATGAGCAGTTCCTACTAGAGAATAACCTAAAAAATAGTTTACCATATTTGGTGTTCCATTTGTGCCATCACATACTTTCCAGTAATTAGGTAAACTACTAATATTACCTGTATACATAATAATTATATTATCTTGTGGTATTAATTCCGCAACTAATTTCCATAGTTTTAGTAGTTTTCCTGGTTGACCAGTAGAAGTTATTGTACCTGTACTACTATGTGTATGACTTACAGCAGTTACACTATTCGGAGTTTGACCTAATGCAGTATTTGTAGAACCACCACTTATACGACCAATGTAACTACTAGAATCATGCACGTGAGGACCGTAAGAACTAGTGCTTCCGTTAAATGTGCGAGTAGCTGCTGTAGTATTAGCGTATGCTGTTCCGCCTGTAATATACCTGTGATACGTACTTGATATTTCTTGAGTGCTAGAAGTTGGTTGTGTGCTTCTGCCGAGTACAGTGTTTACAGGTAATTTTTTATGCACTTGAGTAGCTTGTAGTAACACATAACTGGTGCTAGCTGGATTAAAATCAGTACCAGTACCAACATTCCATACTACTGTATGAGCATGAGCTCCACCAGTACCTGGATAATAGATTACCGTAGTAAGACCACTAGTTACAGCACCAGCAGGTGCAGATTGTTGATAATTTGCTGCTGGTCCAGTGTGATCACTTTGTGAACTAGTACCTGAAGAATATCCTTGAGACTGCCAAGTACTATTATTATTTGCAGTAATTGTACCTATCTCTGCTTGAGTTGCAGTGCCTTTTATAAATTTTCCATCTGCAGCAGAATACCTGGTCCAACCAAGTAGACCAGGGTCTGCGGCACCTGAATACATTATAAGAGCACCTTGAGGAATCTGCCAGAAGCCTGGCTCTACGTCAGGAGTACGAAACCCCTTAGTGATTAACGATGATATTCTAGGCATTTTTATCCATAAGTTGTTAAGTTACCTAATGCTGTCCAAACATTACTTGTTGCAGTACCTATAAATACAAGAGTTACTAATTGTGTTTTATAGGGTGTAGGTACCGGAGGTACTTCATTTTGCCATAATATTGTTTGAGATGTGCCATTAATTGTTAGGTTGTTTGGTATGTAAGCTGTAGCGCCTTGAGTAATAATCAAACTAATTGCAGTAGCTATATACTGTCCTACTGGAATATTAACAAAATTAAGTGTTATATTAGTTGTTGAACTACCTAAGGAAAATATTGCTCCTGCATTATAGTTTAAAGTTACTGCCTGTGAAACTATAGTAGCTGGAATATAAATTTCTGAAGTTGCTTGTAAGGTAACTGTACCTGTAAAAGTAGGACTACTAAACATAGTAGCTTTACTTTCATTAGTAACATTATTAAGTGTTGCTGGAGTTGGTGGTACACCTCCTGAATAAGCTAACCAAACGGATTCTGGAGCATAATAGATATTAAGAGTACCAGTATTAGTACTTAGCCACATTAATCCATCTGTTGGATTAGCTGGAGCTGTAGCCGACTCTATTAACTGAGCAGAACCTGTTGCACCTGGCATAGCTGATGCAGTTATACTCCATGCAGTAAAAGTACCACTACCACTAACTAAGGCTGCATTAACTATTAAAGTAATGCCTGAATAACTTGTTATTACACCTTCTATGTAGTTAGTAGCAGACACATCACTGGCTCTAATATACTGCCCTACTGCGAAAGCTGACTCACTACTATTTCTATTAACTACAAAAGTTTTACTACCTAATCCTATAGCTACACTAGTTGTAGATGTAAGTGGATTATATCCAATACCTGTAGCACCTGTAGCACCTGTATATCCTGAGATACCGCTGGCACCTGTAGCTCCTGAGCCTGTTGCTCCATTATACCCTTGTATACCTGTAGCCCCTGTAGCACCATCATATCCAGTTAAACCTGATGCACCTGTAGCTCCTGCACCTGTAGCTCCTGTTAATCCTGAAGCACCTGTGGCACCTTGATATCCTGTAGCACCTGAAGCACCTTGATATCCTGTAGCTCCACTGGCTCCTGTAGCTCCTGAGCCTGTAGCACCTGTAGCACCTATTGTACCTGTAGCACCTGTGGCTCCAATAAATCCTGTAGCTCCACTAGCACCTGTAGCTCCTGAACCTGTAGCACCTTGATAGCCTGTTACACCTGTTGTGCCTTGATAGCCTGTAGCACCAGAACTTCCTTGGTAGCCTGTGGCTCCTGAAGCTCCTGTGGCTCCTGCACCTGTAGCACCTTGATAACCTGTAGCACCTTGGTAACCTGTAGCGCCTGAAGCACCTTGATAACCCGTAACCCCTGTAGCACCTGAGCCTGTTGATCCCTGAAATCCTGTTGAACCTTGGTAACCTGTAACTCCTGTACTACCTGTAGCACCTATGCCTCCTGTAGCACCTAAGCCTGTAGCACCTTGAATTCCAGTAGCTCCAGTAAATCCAGTAACTCCTGTGGCTCCTGTAGCACCAGTAAATCCAGTAGCTCCTGAAGCACCTGTAGCACCTGCACCAGTACTACCTTGAAGTCCTGTTACACCTGTAGCCCCTGTAGCACCATCATATCCAGTAAGTCCTTGAATACCTGAAACACCTGTGGCTCCATTATATCCCTGTACACCTGTAGCTCCGTCATATCCTTGAATACCTGTATTACCTTGTATACCTGTATTACCTTGTATACCTGTACTACCTTGATATCCTGTGACTCCAGTAGCACCAGTAGCGCCAGTAAATCCTGTAACTCCAGTAGCACCTGTAGCACCATCATAACCTAAGCCACCTGTAGCACCTAAACCAGTTGCTCCTTGATACCCTGTTACACCTGTTGTACCTTGATAACCTGTGGCTCCGTCATATCCTTGAATACCTGTTGTACCTTGATATCCAGTATCTCCTGTTACACCTGTTGCTCCTGTACTACCTTGATATCCTGTAACTCCAGTAGCACCTGTAGCGCCAGTAAATCCTGTAACTCCAGTAGCACCTGTAGCACCATCATAACCTAAGCCACCTGTAGCACCTAAACCAGTTGCTCCTTGATACCCTGTTACACCTGTTGTACCTTGATAACCTGTGGCTCCGTCATATCCTTGAATACCTGTTGTACCTTGATATCCAGTATCTCCTGTTACACCTGTTGCTCCTGTACTACCTTGATATCCTGTAACTCCAGTAGCACCTGTAGCGCCAGTAAATCCTGTAACTCCAGTAGCACCTGTAGCACCATCATAACCTAAGCCACCTGTAGCACCTAAACCAGTTGCTCCTTGATACCCTGTTACACCTGTTGTACCTTGATAACCTGTGGCTCCGTCATATCCTTGAATACCTGTTGTACCTTGATATCCAGTATCTCCTGTTACACCTGTTGCTCCTGTACTACCTTGATATCCTGTAACTCCAGTAGCACCTGTAGCGCCAGTAAATCCTGTAACTCCAGTAGCACCTGTAGCACCATCATAACCTAAGCCACCTGTAGCACCTA